AAATATTTTGAATTATATAATACTATATTCCTTCTGAGAAAGAAAGCAGAACAGCAAAGGAAGAATATCCGTCATGAACGGTATGAGTACTTTAGTGGGAAAGCAGACCCAGAAGTATATGTAGAAAATCCCTTTGGTAAAAAGATAAGGGATAAAGATACTATGACGAAGTATTTGGATGCGGATGAGAAGTTATCTAATTCATCTCTTAAGATTGACTATTATGATACAATGTTGGTATACTTGGAAAGCATACTTAAAGTAATACAGAATAGAACATTTCAAATTAAGAATGCTATTGAGTTTATGAGATTTAACGCTGGATTAGGTTAATGGTAAATGCTATTCCACTTTTTGCTACACCTTTAATACATATGAAGGTTAAGGAAAATACAGACCAACTACAAACATCATATGAATATCTTACAACAGAAACACGTTTTAAGAATTCTATGTCCAAAGATATTAGAATATTAAAAAAATTCCCACGTATAGAAAAAATTTTCTTAAATTATTTTGATAAGATTGCGAAAGAAGTTTTTTTATATGATGAAACTTTTAGGATTACTACTTCATGGATTACAAAAACTGAAGATACTCAATCTGAAATGCACAATCATAAAAATAGTTTTTATAGTGGAGTTTATTATTTTGATGATTACACAGAGGATAGTGGAAGTTTGCAATTTAAAAATCCGTTATTTTCACATTCAGATTTTTATTTAACTCCAAGGGAATGGAATATAATGAATAGTAATTCATGGAACGTATCACCAGAAAAAAATCTTTTAATATTTTTTCCTAGTTATTTGGAACATCGAATCATCAATAATAGAGGTAAACGAAAATCATTAGCATTTAATATTGTTCCTATAGGGGAATATGGAACAGGCGATTCTTCTATAGATACTTCTTGGTTAAGATAAGTGAGAAATATTATAGCTGCATTTCCTTCTCCCATTAGTGTAAATGTAATATTGGAAAATACTGAGGAATTAAAAAAGGAAACAAATTGTGTTAGTAACTATTTTCAAGGAAATTATAAAAATAATAATGAATATAGATTACTAGAAAAATATCCAAGAATTAAAAAAATTTTATTAAACCAATTTAAACAAGTTGCCAAGGAGAATTTTGATTATACTAATGATTTTATAATATCAACTTCTTGGATTACTAAAATGGAGAAGAAAGGGGAGATTGTTCAATCCCATTGTCATAAAAATAGTTTTTATAGTGGAGTTTATTATTTTGATGAATATGAAGAGGATGAAGGTGGAGTACTTGAAATCATGACTCCTTTATCTAATCATTTTGATTTTAATGTTATGCCAGAAGATTGGAATGTTTATACTGGTCGTGCATTAAAATTTTCTCCTAAGAAAAATTTATTAATCTTATTTCCAAGTTATCTTTTTCATCAAGTATTATCTTATGAAGGTACATCTATCAGAAAGTCTCTTGCATTTAATATTGTTCCTATAGGATTTTATGGGGACGGGGATTCGTCATATAATACACGCTGGACATATGGTTAAATTAATTTCTGAAAAATTAGCTGTAGCAACATATACATATCCTTTTGCAGAAGAGAAAAAGGATATCTTCTATTCATATATTAAATCTCTACCAAGGGGTAGTAATCCTACAACGGATCAGGATGGAAATAATTTTTTAATAACAAGAAGAGATCTTTATAAAGCGGAAATATTGCAACCATTATTGCAGTGGATAACTCAAATATTACATAGAGATTTTGTTACAAGATATATTTCATATGCTTATCAAGTTCACCCACGTCATGAAATAAAATGTAATGAGATGTGGGGAATAACTTATCAAAAGGGTAGTATTTTAGGACCTCACACACATAGTCCCAGTATGTATTGCTTTTCTTATAATTTAAATATTCCTAAGAATTCTCCTCCACTTGTTTTTACTTCCTCTGGATATAGAGTCAAATCGAAAGAAGGTCAATTGATTATTTCTGAAAGTAGATTATCCCATGAAGTTCCTTTATGTAAGGTTAATAATAGATGTGTTATAGCAGGTTGCTTTAGGTAAATAAATACCCATAGATGAATGGGTATGTGTGAGAACCGATGTTGTTATAGGAAAGAAGAATGAGGTTTTTCTCCAGGTACAAGCCGAACCTCACATCTTCATGGAATTGCAGGATCACTTCACTTTCGACGTGGAGGGTGCAAAGTTTATGCCTCAATACCGTAACAAGTATTGGGATGGAAAGATTCGACTATTTTCCACTTCTAATGGACAAATCTACGTCGGATTACTTGATAAGATTATTGCCTTCTGCGAGAGACATGATTATACATACGAATTTACACATAACGAATACTACGGTACTCCCTTCGAAGTAAATGAGGGAATATCATATGAGGGTGTTAAAGATTATATGCGATCTATCAGTCGCCATCCCCCACGTAAATACCAAGTTGAGGGAGTATACGATGCCTTAAGACATAATAGAAAGCTATTGATATCGCCCACTGCTTCAGGCAAATCGTTGATGATTTACTCTCTTGTAAGATATTATGTTGATAAAGAGCAAAAAATTCTTCTAGTTGTTCCAACGACATCGCTCGTAGAGCAGATGTACAAAGACTTCCAGGACTACGGTTGGGATTCTGAGTCATACTGTCATCGCATTTATGCTGGTAAAGAAAAAACAAATGAACTGCCAGTTACTATTACTACATGGCAATCTGTATATAAATTACCACGTTCATTTTTTGAAGATTATAATGTAGTTATAGGAGATGAAGCTCACTTATTTAAAAGTAAGTCCTTAGTATCTATAATGACAAAATTGCACCATACTAAGTATAGATATGGATTTACAGGTACTCTTAGTGGAACTCAAACTCATCAGTGGGTATTAGAAGGATTATTTGGTCCATCATATAAAGTTACGAAGACTGATGAATTGATGAGACAGGGACATCTTGCTTCATTAGATATTCAATGTTTAGTTCTTAAACATAATTCTCAAAAATTCGAAACCTATCAGGATGAAATAGAATATCTTATAACTCATTCCCAAAGAAATAATTTTATAAAGAATTTGACTTTAGATTTAAAGGGTAATACACTGGTATTATTTTCTAGAGTTGAAGCACACGGTCAAGTCTTATACGATTTAATAAATAATAATAAGCATACTGATCGTAAAGTATTTTTTGTCCATGGTGGTGTGGACACTGAACAAAGAGAACTAATTAGGGAGATTACAGAAAGTGAAAAAAATGCAATTATTGTTGCCAGTTATGGCACTTTTAGCACTGGGATCAATATTAAGCGGTTGCACAACATCATCTTCGCCAGTCCCTCCAAGTCCAGAATTAGAAATCTCCAATCCATTGGCAGGGTCCTCAGAAAAGGAAAAGACAAAGTAAAAGCAACTCTTTATGATATCGCTGATGATTGTACTCACAATTCTAGACGAAATTATACATTAAACCATTTCATCGAACGAATTAAAATCTATAACGAAGAAAATTTTAATTATGAAATAATCACCATACAATTAAAGAAGGAGAAAAAATGATTGAGGACGATTTTTACGGAACAATAAAATTTAAAAATGGCGAAGAGATATTCGCTAAAGTAGCAGCTTCCGAAGAAGAAGATAGAACAATGTTAATAGTTCATACACCAGTTATGGTGTCTGAAGTTAAAGCAAAAGGTGGATTAGTTGGATATAAGGTAGAACCTTGGTTAAAGACTAGTAGAGAAGATATGTTTATCATTAATATGGATAATGTTCTTACTTTATCTGAATCTTCAGATTTAGAAATGATCGGATTATATCAGAATTTTTTAGAAGATTTCAAAAGAGATACAGAAAATAATACTAAAATTAATAGAAAGATGGGATATCTTGCTACTGTTAATGCTGCAAGAGGGTATTTAGAGAAAATGTATAAAGATAGTCCTAATAATACTAAGAGCTCTCCCGATCAACCCTGACAAAGTTATTCTAGTGACAATTTGAGAACTTGTCAAGTCTTGGGATAAATGTTAAAATACCTATATAATGCGATAATAAAATATGGCAATATCTCCTGGTAGGACTATGGCTCGAAGAAAACGGTCGGAGCATTATGTTAATAATAAGGAATTTCTTGCTGCTCTGATTAAATATCGAGAGGATGTAGAAATTGCTAAACTTAGGGATAAACCTAAGCCTGTTATTCCGCGTTATATTGGTGAGTGTTTTTTAAAGATAGCAAACCATCTATCTTTTAAACCTAATTTCGTAAACTACATGTTCAAGGAGGACATGATCTCTGATGGAATCGAAAATTGCGTTCAGTACATACATAATTTTAATCCTGAGAAATCCCAAAA